ACTGGACGATTGTTTTGGAAAAAATTAATAAATTGTTTATCTTTTCCATAAGATGCCAATCCCATTGTTTTACCATTTTCTAATGGGCATTGACCTATTAGGGTCGTAGCTGATTCGTAAACTTTAACAATACTCATATTACTATCAGCGTTGAACGAAAATTTAGTTTGATTGTTAAATTTATTTAATAGTGTAGGGAATTTATCATAAAACCCTTTTTCTGTATTATGTATCCAATAATTTTTATGTAACGTTCGGAAATTACAAGGATACGACGCTTCAAATACAGTTTCAGCTTCTCTTACTAATCCTTCAATAGCAGCGCCATTTCTATCAATAACAAAAACCAAACAATTCTCGAATCCACTATTATAAAATGCTTGGCTTGCATGACATAAATGATGCGAAGAAGTGTAATCTTTAATTTCTGTTCCGAAAATTCTTTTATAAGATTTATAGAATGTATATTCACTATCGTGATGGTCGCAGAGGGCGAAATAATCTATATCCTTGTGATGTTTTAGTATTTCATCAACAGAAGAAACTGCAGTTAAGGCACGTTTTTGCCTAACAAGTCTTTCTTCTTTGAAGAATAATTTTATTTCGCCATCTTGCAACAATACAGCGCTACTATCATGATAGCCAGTAACACCTACAATTTTCATAATATACCTTTATTCTTAACCTACACGAGCAGCCTGGAAATGCATACCGTCTGGTCTTGACCATGGACCACCCCAAACCCAACCTTCTTCTTTGAAGGCTTTGACGATAAGAGAGTTTTCTGTGAATGAATACTTATTGTATCCAGGTTTCTTGCCAAGAGCGTTATACGGAGCAGCAATATCAATAGCCAAACCGAATGCATGAGTAGACAGAGAATGTCCACCACGCATGTTACGAATATTCCATGAACCTGAGAATACGTGTAGTTGTTGCGCTTTGATCTTATCGTAATCTCTGCCGTTCTCGTCCCATACGTATGTTAGAACACGAACAAGAGAGTCAGCGCAAATCTTATTCATCCAGCACTTGGTGATCTTAATATCATCCATCCACATAGTATATGGTAGATTAACAGAAACCATATTCTTTTTAAATGTTCCGCCATAGTCTGGTGTGCCGAACTTCTTACGTAGTTCTGTTTGTAGAGGCCAGACATTCTTTTTTAACTTAGATACAGTAGGAACTTGCGACTCTTTAACTGTATTTGTTACGTCAATGTGACCTTCTTCTTTGGCATCTTTGACAGCAACTTCGGTGGTGTATAATTTACCGTCGTATACGAATGTTTCTTTTCCTGCTTTCTTCGCAGCAGCAAATGCTTCTTTAAATGTAGCCATGATAATCTCCTGAAATAAAAAAGGGAGAGCCGAAACTCTCCCCTATTTAGAAGATTACTTGATGTCTACTTTCTTCGGCTTCTTTTCCTCTGGAACTACGTTCTCTAGGAAAATCTTAAGCATACCATTAACATATTCTGCGTTCTTCACTTCAACCGTGTCAGCAAGAGTAAACTTGCGGGTAAACATACGATCAGCAATCCCCTTCCATAGATACTGGACTGGATTGTCAATGGGATCAATCTCGTCGACAGTAAATCCACCCTTAACTACGAGAGTGTTATTAGCTAATTCGATATCTAGATTATGCTTACCAAAACCAGCCACAGCCAATTCAATGCTGTAGTTGTTATCATCAATCTTTACGATATTATATGGAGGCCAGTTTGGGGAGTTGTTTAGGATTGCCTTGGTGTAGGTATCATTAACATTAGTTAGAGTGTCTAGAACCTTATCAAAACCTACAAAATGCTTGTTTAGATTGGACAAATTGAAAACATCGTTTGTCATTTAATTCTCCTTTAGAGCGAGTTTAAGATTGCGTTCCATTAGGCAACGCAGACATAATATAATATGAGAAGAGGGGAAAGTCAACGCCTTCCCCTCAACTTTTTTATTCTGCTAGTAACTTAACGCCATCACGCCCTAGCAAAGCATGAACACGTCCTAGGATTTGGAGAACAACGCCGAACACACCAAGTGCCATCCAGCCGAAGAATACGAAGCCCCAATGCAATGGTGCTACGAATAGTTCTTCCATGAACCAGAAAGTATGACCCCATTCGTTGAGTCCAACGTTTGGAATAATCATAAATGGTCCAATAGCGACAATCAAGAATGCAAGGCTGTAACCATGTGAGAAGTATGGGATACGAGTTCTTGCATAGAAGAAAGCGCCAACTGCAATTACGCTATAAATTGGATATGACATGTAGAACTCAATGATATGACTTGGAGTAAAGTCAGTATCACGAATAACAGTCATATGCCATGTACCATCCTGTTCAGTAAAGAAGGATGCGCCCCAATAAATGGCAGCAGCATACACAACAAGCCACTGAACAAGAACTACTAGACGACGCATTTCCTCACGAGGAGTCACGGCGTCAATATCTCGATCTCTTGTCTTCCAAAGATAACCAGCAAGTGCTAGTCCTGAGACTAACTCAAGCGGAATCTCTGTCCAGAGAATAGACATCCAATATGTCTGAAACTCGGGCGCAAATGAATCAAGTCCAGCCCTCCAGCCGAACACTTGTTCATAGATACGGACAATGAGATAGAATGTGTTTAGAAGGGCAAGCCCAATCCACATTCCACGGAGATCAACGACATCTGACTTTGCTGCAACTGCAGCGCTTGTAGTAGTTACTGTACTCATATATTATTCTCCATAGAGAAAAAATCAAGTGGTCAGTTTCGCCTTTGGTGACGGTGAAACCGCCACTCTTGAGTTTATTTATACTATAACCCCATACAAAAGTCAAATACTATTTTCTTAATGGAGCTTTTTTCCGAAAGTTTCTTTTGCGAAACAATAGATGTCCATATTGCGTTGATCTAGAATAAACATCGGTGTCATATTAGCAGCCTTATATTCTTCTGCTGCTTGTAACACGACTGCAAATCCGCTATCTGGTTCTTTATCGATAGCTTCCCATGCTTCTTTAACTATCTTCTCTGAAACAACTATCAAGTTTTCTATATTAGGTATGTTTTTCATACTATCTGTCTCATTTTTTCTATAGGAGAAAGCTGATCAGAAACATGTTGAACAAAGAACACCTGACATAATCTATCTTCTCTTGTGTTATCACCAACTCTTCCATGCCAAGTCTCGCCGTCAAAAGCTACCAGCCTATTAAAGATTTGAGAAAATCTGGCTGTCTCTTGTAACAATGCGCCATCATGTTCATCAGAATATTCTACTGGTCTATAGATAGCCACCCCTGCGTGCATTTCTTCATCTTTATTTAAAAATATAACTCCAGAAATGACATTATTTGGATCCAGATGAGCGTTATTATCACTACGAAATGTTCCACCATATCGGCTACCCCATAATAACTCTTCTGGTTTATAGAGAGTATAATTTTTACTTTCTACTGGATAATTTTTATGAAAAACGTTTTTGACGATATACTGTAAAGAAGGATCTAATATATCATAAAACATAGATAGTAATTTTTTATTGAAATAGTCGTCAAATTCTGGTTGAACGTCTTTCATAGGAGAAGTTCTCAATCCGATACAACTTGGCATTTTATGAAATGTTTGTTGAAGAGCGAATTCTCTAACCTCGTCTGGATATTCATAAAAATCATCAACGCAAAAAGTAGGAAATTTTTTCATATTTTCGGTAACCTTTCTAGCGGAAAAACTGTATTTTTCGGCATAAACTCTATAAAAAATACTTGCGATAATCTATAATCATTTTCTATATACCTAGTGGTGACTCTATGAGGATATCTGCTACCGTCAAAACCTATAAGTCTATTATATTTGTTTTGGAAAGTAATTACCTCTTCAAGAGGCTTTTCAAAAGATTTATATACAGTCGTTCCAGCTTTTGGATTTGGATTAGGTGTCAAATATATAACACCGCCCATCAACACATTTGGGTCTTTGTGTAGTAAACCATTATTGTCAGGAGAATCAGGATCATCGCTTTTTCTGAAATGAATATGGAAAGCTGTATATACTTTATACCTAACGGGTGAGTCGTAAAAAACAGAAAATAGTTTATCGCAAAATCTGGAGAATAACTCTGGATTTATTTCAGATAGACATTGAGATCTTTTATCATATGGAGTTTGATCTTCATACTCTAATCCAAGAGCGTATTCTCTAATAGCTTCTGGATTTTCATAAAAATCATCAATACAAAATAATGGAAACTTCATAAATACACCGTAAAAATGGAGTTTATCATGAACATAATATTATCTCTCATATCTTCTGGAGCCATCAAGTGGCTTTCTATACTTATAATCATTGGAGGGTTAGCTGGTGGATTATATTCCAAGCATCGTCAGATCGTAGACCTGGAAAAACAAACAGCGCTTCAAGCGTATAATATCAAACAGCTTCAGCAATCTATCAAAGACAAAGATTTGTTTATCGAACAACAACAAGCTATTTTTAAAAATAGAGATGAAGAAGTAGCGAAATTAGAAATCCAAAAACAAGCATTAGAAAATAAGCTAAAAACAATCGAGTCTCGAATTGACGTGGAAATTGGAAAGGGCAACGATCGTCCATCTTCTGATATCCTCAAAAATACAATTAAAGAGTTAAGCCAATGAAAAAAATTATTCCATTGTTAATTGCAGTTCTACTGGCTTCTTGTAATAGTCAGGAGCAGATTGTAACATCATACAAATATATGGTCGCACATCCATCCGAGGCGATGTATTACTGTCCTGTGGTGAAACAGTTTCCGAAGTGGCAGACTCTGACTGATTCTCAGGTTGCGAAGTTGATAGTCCAACTACAAAAGAACAACTTGACATGTAAGTCCTCTATTGAAAGTATTAGAAATTTTATTAATAATGCAGATAAACTCACAAAACCTTAAATCTATTTAATGGTGTTGGAATATTG